GGATTTATCCCAACACCACAAAGCACACAACTACTTAACTTCCTTTCTAACGCAGATCGCCCAATGATTGATTCAGTCACTCGTGGCACAATGCCAGAATTTGGAAAAACATTTGAGCTGCCTAAGATTACTGAAGTGCCTCTAGTCGATCAGATCGATGAGAATGGCGCAGTTACAGAATCACAACTTGAAGCATCATATATCACAGTAACAAAGAAGTCTTTCAAGGGTCGCGCAATCACTACTCTAGAATTGCTAACAAATTCAACACCTGCATTTCTAGACGAGCTTCTTGTTCAGATGGAATTTGCTTACGCAAAAGATACTGAAGAATTTGTAACAACAGCTATTCAGGGCGCAGGTACTCTTAACGCAACAGCACAGGCTAACTCAGCCGATGGCTTGCTAAAGTATGTATCAAGTGCTGCAGCAGCAGTTTATTCAGCATCACTTGGCTTTGCTCGCAACATAGTTGTTACACCAGAACAATGGGCTAACATCATGAGCTACAACGATCAAGGACGACCAATCTACATTGCTGCTAATCCTCAAAACGCAGGTGGCGCACTTACACCTACGAGCCTTCGCGGTTCAGTCGCAGGTCTTGACCTTCGTGTATCTCGTTACATGAAGGGTTCTGGCGGAGTCGGTACTGCTGATTACTCAATGGCTGTTATCAACCCAGATGCTTACACATGGTACGAGGGTGCTCGTCAGCAACTTCGCACAAACATTAACTCAGACGGAACAGTAGATATTCTGCTATTCGGTCAGGGAGCACTTGCCACTAAGTTAGCGGCTGGCGCGAACTGGTTTAACCTAACCTGATAACTAGGTAATTAAGTCGCTCTGGGGAGTAGTAGCCCTCTACTCCCCAGAGTCTTTAGAAAGGACATGATGGCACTCACAACAGTTACTGAGTTACGCACCACTTTAGGTGTTGGCACACTGTATACAGATGCCGTTTTGCAGGAAGTATGTGATGCATCAGATGCAGTCCTACTTCCTATGTTATGGACTAATAGTAATTATCCTGTATCACATTCCAGCATTGTGGGTGAGGGAACGCTTTACTTTGATCAAGAACTTATAGACACTTATTATGTCGGGCAGACAGTTACAATAACAGGATGTGGCTCTTCCTTTAACGGATCAAAAGTTATAACAGCGGTTACACCTTACTCAATAACAATGGTTACAAATCATGCTGCCATCAAGCCAGTGCATCCTATTGCACCTTATGGTAAAGTCACGGCAACAAATTACACAGACTGGACAACAGACACAGCAGTCCAGCAAGCAGCTCTTATGATATCTGTTGAAATCTGGCAAGCGCGTACAGCCACCCTTTCAGGCAGTAACGCAGTCGATTTCCAGCCAAGCCCTTACCGAATGAGCGCACAGCTTCTCGCTAAGGTGCGAGGATTGATCGCTCACGCACTTGATCCGCGTTCGATGGTGGGATAATGCCCGTTGCCGTCACTACTCTTAGAACCACGTTAGCAACTGCTCTAGTAGATAACGCTAAGTGGCAGACCTTTGCCTTTCCACCTGCAACAGTCCTTGCTAACTCTGTAATTGTTTCTCCAGATGATCCTTATCTAACACCGAGCAACAATCAGCATATTGGCATTAGTCCAATGGCTAACTTTAAGATCATCATGACTGTGCCTCTATTCGATAATGAAGGCAACCTTAATGGCATTGAAGATACTGTCTGTGGCGTGTTCGCTAAACTCGCAGCATCATCTCTGGTCTATAATGTAAGCGCAATAAGCGCACCAAGTATTCTCAATGCTGCTTCGGGTGACCTACTCAGCTGCGAGATGTCCGTATCAATCCTAACGAGTTGGAGTTAAGCATGTCCGATTGGGAAAAAGAGAACGAAGCCTTTCTGATCAAGATCGGACAGGTTGTACCAACACCATCAAAGCCAGTAACTACTAAGAAGGACGAGGAATAATCTCATGGCTGTATTTCTAAATAACAATGTAGGCGTGAAGATCAACACAGTCGATCTTTCTGACCTAGTAACAGCAGTAACGATCAATCGCACATTCGATGAGCTAGAAGTTACTGCAATGGGTGACACAGCACATAAGTTCGTTAAGGGCTTGGAAGCATCAACTGTCACAATCGATTTCCTAAATGACACAGCAGCAGGTGAAACACTAGCAACATTACAAGCTGCATGGGGTACAACTGTTACAGCAGTATTCTTGCAGCAAAAGGGAACAGCAGTCTCAGCGACCAATCCTTTGTACACAGTTTCATTGTTAGTCAATAACACAACAGACATCAATGGTGCTGTTGGCGATATTGGTACACAGTCAATCACATTTACTGCTAACTCAACAGTTGCAGTAGCCACAACAGGCACATTCTAAACAAACTATAAAGGGGCAAACCATGGCAAAACTAAAGATAGTTCGTACAGATGGAAGCGTACTAGAAGGCGAGATCACTCCAGCTGTGGAGTACTCATTCGAGCAGTACGCAAAAAAGGGCTTCCATAAGGCGTTTCGCGATGAAGAAAAGCAAAGCGATGTCTATTGGTTAGCATGGGAAGTAACACGCAGGTCAGGTGAAACTGTTAAGCCTTTCGGGATGGACTTCATCGAGACACTCAAAAGTGTTGAGGTGCTTGACTCCGACCCTTTAGCTTAAAGCGCGATCTTCCGTTCACCTATCTAATTGCTAGGCTAAGCATTAGATTGGGAATCGCGCCACAGCATTTATTAGATCTAGACAAGACCATGCTCAATGCACTTGTGCAGGGGCTTAAAGATGAAGCGAAAGAGGTGAGCGATGCCAGCAAGCGTAAAGGGCGCGGTCGCTCTTAGAAAGTCGCTACGCCAATTCAGCCCAGATCTTGCTAAGGCTTTGCCCAAAGAAATTGGTGCAGCTCTTAAGCCAATCACTAGAGCGGCTAAAGGTTATCTGCCGGATGATGGTCAAGTCCTGAGCGGATGGCTAACCCGTGAAGGTTCACAGGCTCGCTTTCCTAGTTACAATGCTCGCATCGTAAAGCAAGGCATTGGTTATAAGACAACGCCATCAAAGCCTAACCGCAGAGGATTTAGATCTCTTGCTCGCGTATTTAATAAGAGTGCTGCTGGAGCAATCTACGAGACTATGGGGCGCAAGACTCCACAGAGTCGATTTGTACAGAATCAGACTGGCAAGTATGGCTCACAGATGAAGGGCGATCAGAAGATGGAAGGTCGCGCCTTATTCCGTGCCTATGAAGAAAACAATGGCAAGGCCAGAGAAGCAGTACTTAAGGCGATTCAAGGCGCAGCTAACAAACTAAACGCGAGAGCAAAGGTGTAACTCATGGCTAATGTAATGATTGATATTGCATCGGAGTTCACAGGCAAGAAGGCGTTTAAGCAAGCCGAGACTTCTACAGAAAAACTTACTAAGAATGTCAAGCAACTGGCTAAGACTTTTGGTCTTGCTTTCGGTACTTCGCAAGTCATTGCCTTTGGCAAAGCTTCTGTTAAAGCAGCAGCAGCCGATCAGAAGGCACAGCAACAGTTAGCCCTTGCTCTTAAAAATGTTGGATTAGAGCGTGATGCAGATAGTGCAGAAAGTTATATCCAGCGTTTACAGAGTGAGTTTGGCATAGTTGATGATCTGCTGCGCCCGGCTTATCAATCATTGGCTATTGCCACACGCGACACGGCTGAATCTCAAAGACTTCTAAATCTATCTTTAGACATTAGTGCCGCTACTGGCAAGGATCTAGGTTCAGTCACAACAGCTTTAAGTCGTGCATATTTAGGCAACAACACGGCTCTTACCCGTCTTGGCGTTGGTATCTCAAAGGCTGATCTAAAGACTAAATCATTCTATGAAATAACCAACAATTTAGCAGAAACTTTTAAGGGTTCGGCAACCGCAGCAGCCGCAACCTTTCAAGGATCTATGGACAAACTTGCTGTTGCTTCTGCAAATGTCCAAGAGATTATCGGCACAGGTCTAATTGATGCACTTACTAATCTTGGTGATAACAATTCCGTCAATGATCTTGCTCAAACCATGGAGCAAGCCGCAGAATACACAGCCGATGTTATCCGTGGCGTTGGTGTATTGGCTGAGAAGTTAAAGTCACTTCCGGGAATTTCTAGTCTTAATTTAGGAATGATCCCTATTCTTGGCAGTTACCTACAAGGCTTAAGCGGTCTAGGACAAGCAAGCCAGACAAAGCCTAAGCCTTTCAATACTCCGATGACTATCTCCGGTCAAACTCAAGTTAAGCAACAAGCACAAATTACTAAACTGACTCAACAACAAGCGGCAGCTCAAACAAAGATCACAAAGGATAAGAAGTTACAGCAAGCCATTGACAAGGCTAACCTTGCCCTTAGTAAAGGTGAAGAAATCTTTGACCTTGATAAGATCCAAATTGCCGCAGCTCTTACAAATCAAGCTGAGCAACTAGGAAAGGCAACTAGTGCAGCACAGGTTCTACAGATTGCTAATGATACTGCCCGACTAAATGTCAAGCGTTCAATTCTAGAATTAGAAGAAGCGATTGCTAGTAGAGATGAACAGTCTGTTATTAGCGCGACAAACAAATTAAACGCAGATCTAAAGATTCTTGGTGCTTTAACCGGACAACAAGTCAAATTACAAGAAATTAAGTCAATTTTAGATACTCTGTCATCTAAATCTATTGGAATTGATGTAGATACTTCTAATGCTATAAACAAGATTAAAGCTTTGTATGACAGCGCTTCTAGTGGAATTGTCATTCCGGTATCTGTTTCAGGAACAGCCGTTAGTGGAACATCTGGCGATGCTGGTGCAATAAATATCGGTGGTCTTTATTCCGCTATTGGAGAGAACTTCAAGGAATATCTGATTCAGACTAATGCTATAACCTCAGGCATCTCGCCCGGGGGTCGTGAATTTAATTACAGTATTACAGTAAATACTGGTATTGGTGATCCAAATGCTATTGCAGATGAGATTGTTTCTTTCCTTAATGACGCAGCTGCTCGCGGTACTCTCAGTAACGGATTGCTAACTGCAATATGACATGGCTACCAGAATGGCGCGTCACAGTAGGTGATGACACTTATACGACTGTAACCTCAGTTTCCTTTTCATCTGGTCGTTTAGACATTGATTTTCAGGCTACAGCAGGTTATTGTCAGGTACAAGTTATCAATACAGACAATTCACCGTTTACTATAAATGTAACAGAACCGATAACTCTAGAATTGAAAAACAGCTCAGGAACTTATGTGACTGTATTTGGTGGAGAAGTCACGGACTTTAATATAAGTGTGCGTAGTCCGGAAGAAACAGGCTACATTACAACAGGAACGATTTTAGGAGCAGGCAGTCTTTCTAAATTGACTAAGGCTGTTTACAACACGGCACTAGCAGAAGGCTTAGATGGCACACAAATCGCAGCAATTTTAACCGCAGCTTTAAGTCTTACATGGGCAGAAATTACTCCTACTGTTACATGGGATACCTACCCTGCAACTCAAACATGGGAAGATGCTGAGTCATATACTGGCAATGTAGATGCAGGTTTTTACACAATGATTAGCGAAGCTGCTAATGCATCGGCAAAATCTAAAGCTCTGGTAGATCAAATTGCTAAT